AAACTGATTGCAAGAGGGATAGCAATAATTACAGCGAGAAGAGTTTTCATAATTCGTTTCCTGTTAGTAATAAAAATTGTAGAGTGAGGGAGGTTCTATGTCACTCCCTCAAAAGAAAGGTTTAACTAACTGCCGATGTGCTTAGCAGGTAATAGCTCGTCTAGGTAGTCGAACGCATTCTTGCGAACCTTGTTGAACATATTACCCTTGAAGCCCGACAAAGGCTCAAAGCCGTTATCCTTACCAACAGTCTTGACATAGGAAGTAGCAGCATTAGCGTAGCGATACCCTGTGTGCTGATTGACATCAAAGATATCGATATCAGACAAACTTCTGTAGATGTCCATGAACTTGTGGTAGTTCTTGACCGAGCTAGGATAACTTTCGTCCTCATCGAGAACCGCAGGAATCTCTTGTGTACGGCGAATTGCAAAGAGGTCGCGAGTTAATGTGTCCACCACCTTCGTATCAAGCTGTAGGTCGCGCAGAGCTTCGAGATGAGGCGCTGTTTGTTCGTGGAACCTAGTTTTAGCCAAGTCGATATTTTGCTTAGCCATTGCCATTAGCTCTTGAGGTGACTTGTGGCTGCCTTTCTTAGGGTCAAAGCCGAAGAACTTCTCAGTGCCTTTTGCCGAAGCTAGAGCCATCATCAGAGTGTTCTTACAAATAGCTCGAAATGAACTGAAGAAGACTGCGCGAGGAGTAGTGCCATCATGTGAGAGACAGAAAATCATATAAGGGGTGATTTTATCTGCTTCCCCTTGGATTGTTAACACTTCATCAGGAATAAGATTGTTGACTGCAAGGATAGCGCCAGAGTCAAGCAAGAGCCAGTCTTGAATTTCTACCAAACCCTCGTCGGTGTAATTCTCAAGCCAGCGCAAGCCTTGAGGGTATTGAATAATGCGATAGCTTCTAGGAACTTTAAGGGCAAAGTTACGTCCGTGATGGTCAATGTGTTCTTCTCCCAAAGCTAGGGGGGTAACGCCGACAGCTTCTTCTTTAAGAAATTCTTGGCGGATGTAGTTTGACTTGAGTTCATCTACTGGCTTGTTGTCTTCGTTCATGTTCGGATACATGAAGGCTTGCCATGTTTCCAACTGGGCTTGCTCGATAATGTCGTCAGGAGTAATCTTGGAGACTACTTTCGAGGTTTCAAGTTGTCCAAAGGAGCCAGTTGTGGAAACGTGTAGAGATTTAGGAGTGTTGTCAATGGTAGTTATCATTTACTTATCTTCATTTGGGGGGGTGATGAGTGCGATAGTTACAGAGATAGCCCAAACAGTCAAACAGAAACCAGTCCAAGGAAAAAACATTAGTTGCACCAAGTAGAAATTGTTAGAGAGAAAGGAGTATAGTTGGAGTCATCGGTCGTAAGGCGGAGGAGGTCTGGCTAGTGAGTTAGATGTCATGATTAGCTGTATCTCTCTTTCTGTAGTGTTGAATGGTGGTCGTTCTTGTCATTCAGATACCAAGTGACGAGCCTCACACTTTGGTATTCGAGTCGGTCTGGCTCTAGTTCACCTCCCAACACCAGTATGATATCGGTATCAGGGCTAGTTGGTAAATCTATCCGTAGAGCGAGTTTAATTACCTCGTAGTCTGTATTGAGGACAATCTCAAAAATGTTCTCATGAGACGCTGACGCTAAGAGGGCAGAAAAGAGAGTGTGGTCTTTGATGCCTCTGATATCTTTGTGGGAGATGTAGAAGGTCTGACCTCGCTTTATAGCTCTGCCAGTTCCATCTAAGCTCCACAGATAGCTTTTACGCTTATCTGCGGCATGATTAGAGATGATGAGCGACTTCTGGGCATGGGCGAGTAGTGCGAGTTGCTGAGCGATGATATAAGGGTCACGAAAACGCTTCGGTGCAGTTTGGCGATGGTGTTTGGACTGCGCCAAAAGATTGATTATTGAGTCAGGATTGGTCACGATTGAAGTGGTCATTTTAAGATTGCCTCCTTGAGTTCTCCGTCAGGAGCTTGTAATAAAATCTTGTAACCTACTTTAGTAAGCACGTTAAAGTAGGTTACAGTCGCTAGAGCTTTGCGGAATGTCTGATTAAGGTCTTTACCTGAAATAGTCAGTTGGATTGTCATCATTCGCCCCAAGCTAGTAGCAAAGCAAGTTCTAGAGAGTTAGGTGTACAAGGAATCTCAACAATTGTCTCAAACCCTTCAGAGTCTTCAAAACTAACAGCATTTAGCTTAGATTTTTTAGTGTAAGGCTTGAAAACAGTATCAGTGGAATGTTGTTGGTATTTAGAGGCAACAAATTCCTGAGCGTCTGCAATTGTTTCAATAAGTTTATCGGGTTGGTGCTGGCTGTCAGACTGGCTACCGTAAAGTTCACCATCGAGATAAGTAATCGCCTCTTGAATCTCGAAATCTTCAAAGGGGAATACTAGAGGAGTCATGCTTGGCTCATAGTCGCTACCTTCTTTAGTTGCATTGAAAACCACTGAAACAACTCCTTGAGGAAAATCATCTAGAGAATAGAAGTCAGGGTAGGTAGTAAATGTCTCACCAGAGGCGGTCGTGAATGTAGCTGACGAAACATAACTATCGTGTTTCCACAAAGCTCTAGACAGTTCTATAGGTGTGTTAGAGCCGAAATATGCGGCAAAGTCTTGGATGTTATTAATCATAGTCCTTCAATCTCAATATTAGGTTCAATCACAGGAGCTAAAGCCCAGTTTGCGCTATCAGCTAGTCGGACAACTTCTTCTTCAAATTGAAAATCGGGTAATGGAAGATAGATTGGTTCAGTACCAAAATCTTGATAATCAGTTTTGCAGGTTAGGTTGAGTGTATTAGCGTCAACTTGTGATAGTTCTAGTGTGTACTCTTCTTCAGAGTAGTATTTTTCAACAAGCTCGTCTAGAGATTCTTGAGCTTCGGTGAGAGTAGTAATCATTTTACTTACCTTTAAAAAACGTCTCTACAAATAATTAAAGTTGGTCTAAGTCTTTTGTTTCCGATATAGTGAATGTATTGGACAATCGGAGTAATTCTGCCTTGAGAAGTGACAAGCGCTCAAAAATAGCGGTAGGCAGAAGTTTAGGGTCTTCGGGTAGTTTAGGGGGAGAGATTTGCGCCCAAGTATCTCCAACTTTTACGCATGGTCTAGAGCAACAAATACCAGAGTCACACCCTTTACCATCAAATACAGCTTTAATAAAGTCCCTTCCACCTGTATAAGCAGCATCGATTCGATAATCTACTTCATTAACAGTTCCAATTAATACAGGGTCATGGAGGTCAATCTTAGATACGGATACAGTGATTTCTTTATTTTCAAATTTCATGAGAATTTGCTCCTTAACGTGTGAATTAGGGTAATACTAGATTACCTTTGGCTAGGTAGTACAAGATTGCCTAGCGAGAGAGAATCTATTTGTGAATGTAGTTAGACGATACTTCTAGCTCCTGTGTAATGCGTTGATATTCTTGTAGATGATACTGAGCAGCTTTTTGTTTTTTAGTGCGCTCTACTTGCTCTTGTTGTTTTCGTTGTGTTTCGTACTGTGTTGCATCAAATTCAAAACCGAATAACGATGCAACTCGTTGTGTCTCTTTAATCAAATCGTGAATACTTCCATAGCTTATTGCCTTTTCCACTGCCTTGTCAAGCACTTTTAGGCGTTGTTGAAAGATATTTTTTGGATTTACTCTTTCAGGAGTAGTCCAAATGGGATAGGATACCATACGTTCGGTAAACTGAAATTCGCGTGAGATTGGATAGCTGTATGTGTTGTAAGGAACAAGCACAACATTCTTTTTTTCTGCCATTGCCTGAAGGTCGTTAGCGGCTCTTCGGTTACACACCTTATTAGAGCCAAAATCGATAAACAAGACGGCTTCCCTCCAAGCAGCTACCATTTCACCAGAGGCATAAAGATGCCCCTCAGAATCGATTTGCAGACTACTAGAAGAGAGGTCGCAAGCTCGGTGTAGAAAAGAAGTGAGTAGCTGTTCGCGTGAGAGTCCTTTAGTTCTTGCCATATTCAAAAGTTTCCAAGTAACGATTAAAACCTGATGTAATATAGAGCCAATCATCTACTACAAGCATTTTAGATAAAATCAAGTAGTAAAAAGAAATCATAAGGGAGACTTCTGCAAACTCACCATTGGTTAGTGTGTAGCTTTCACCAGTTTCTGTATTTAGCAAGTCTTGTCCTTGCAGCTTGTACTTGAGTGTTTTCATGGGTTTCTCTCACATCTTAGAAGTTTGCCAAATTTTTGAGTTCTTTGCGGGTCTTGTTTGATGCGATGTGTAAGCGCTTAGCTACAATATCTTGCAAAGCAGCAGTGAGAAGCAGGTCGGCAAGTTCAACGTTATCAGGGTAAGCATCGAAGTCAATAGCACCAGAAGCAAGTAAAAATTCAGCTTTCGCTTTTACTTCTGCCTTGATTTTATATTCAAGACGGTTTTGAATAGTTTCCCAAACTGTGAAAGAGTTAGACATTTAGAAATTCTCCTAGAGACTGCAAGATTTGGCGATTTGAGACTTGTTGCAGGTGTGAGGCTATCTTTACAAGGTTGACTTGGTTGCGTGTCTTGGTGATGTTTTTCTCAGCGATTGAGAGTTGATAGCATCTAGTGAGTTTAGTGAGGTTCATGAGTAGCACCTTGCAATCAGTTCTCTAGTACCTTGTTCTCGTAACGCTAACTCACATTCAGCATGGTAAGGGAACAAACTTGTGTAATACTTGGCAGATTTACCTGTTACATCTTTAGCGGCTCTTTCAGCAGCAGAGGTTACAAGTACAATTTCTTTGTTACAGTGTTTACATTTCATAGTTATTTTTCTCCGAAAAAGTTGGCAGAAGGAAATGAGCGTCAGCGAATAAAAGAGAGGGTTATTAAGGGATACACCCTCTCAAGTAATTATTTGATTAGCAGATGCGATGCTTCTGTGTTTAGTGTCGAAAGTTTGCACAGTTCCCAAGAGGTGCGATGTGCATTCTCGTGTCTTGTTTCGAGTTCATTGTTAGTAGGGGGATGGGGGTATCCCTTAGCTTGTGCGAGTTCAACTTTTTGAAAATTGATGCGTGTTTTTGAATATTGAGACATGACGTAATGCTCCGTGTGAATGTTTTGTGTTTGAGCTTGATTGCTCTTATCTGTTCAGTTGTTAGCTTATACCGAACAGATAGGAAAAGTCAAGTTATTTAGTGAAGCTCTTTTTTTACTTTCATGATGCCAAGCATACTTTCATACGCTTCTAGTTTGGCATCTTTAGCGGCGGTAATTTCGCGAGTATCGTAAATGCGTTGTTGGTAGCCTATTCTAAAGCAGCACAAACCAGATACCAGACAACCAGATACAAATCCAAAGATAGCAGCTTCAATCATGAATTTTAGCCTCAAAATCTAGTGTTTGATTTTTAAAGAAGTAGATAGCCTCTCTCACGATGTAGTCTTTGTTGAAAAGCTCTTTAAATAGCTCAAAGCTGTCTTTTTTCATGTTGACTTGTAGTAAGACATCAATAATAGGTCTAGCAATCTCTTTAGCGTATAGTTCGATAACTACTTTGTCGCAGATTTGCAGAAAATAAGATTCTGCAAGATGTAACATACTGCGTTCACTTAAATTTGGACTGTCGTAGTTAACATAACTACGCATATTTGTAGAATGCTGCTCAAGATTTGTTAATAGTTGTGCAATCTCATCGGTAAGAGGTTTTTGCATTTTACTTTTACCTAGAATTTTGCGAGTCTCTTTAGAGAACACAAAGGATTTTAGTTTAGCTTTGTTCATCGAATGAGTTGTTATAGACATTACCATTCATCCATCCATAGTTATATTAGGGCTAGCAAGCCTTGCAAGACACTACAAGGCATAGTCAGAAAAGAAAGTTACGCGATACCGATTACCTTAGCAAAGCGCTCAAGTTCATCAGCGCTGATTTTATGGCAACCGATAGTTATACCATTTTCAGATACTTCATTCAAAGTGTAGTTACCAACTCGCACATCAGTAGGCATTTGACAGGCTTTAAATGAGCGATAGAGACGTTCGCACACTTTGACAGGTACAAACGCACCTCTAGAGGTTTCAACACGGCTAGCATCGCTAGGGGATAAGCGTAGCGCGATTGGAAAAGTATGTGCTGATGGATAGTGATGACCGATACCTTGCAACCAGTCGATACGCTCTTTTTTAGTTCGCTCAAAATCACGCTTTTCTTTTTCTGCTTTCTTAGCGTTAGCAGCATCTAGCAATGCTTGCAATTCTGCCGTAATCTCGAAAGACAGTAAAGGACAATCAGCATCAGACAACTCGAAATATTCCTTGATGCTGTTTGCCTTGCTAGCAAAACTGAAAGCCATGTTTTTTCTGTCATTGCTTGTACGGCTGAACTTCTTGAGACAAGCTGTTTCCATCAGTGCAACATAGATATCATGGTACTGATTCCAGATAGATTCTGGCTTGATATACTGCGGTCTATCATCGAGACTAGAACGCCCCATACCTCTACCGCTACCAATGCAAAGTACATTCTGTTCAACCCATTTTGGGATAGAGTCATAGTCAAAGATTTTCTGTGTTACAGCGCTACGGATATCACGCTGATGACTGCTTGTAGTGTGACTGTAGCTGTAATTGTTCAAGATAACTACAGCACCCCTAGCAGACTCTCGAAAAGCAGCGATGGGAGTAGAGTAAGAGTACAAAACATCGCCAATCTCGCCGCCTTGCTCACTAGACAGCCGCGAAGCTCTGAAGCTCACATTGCTGCTATGTGCTTCGTCCTGTATCTGCTGCGCCCAAAGATGGATAACTTCTGAAGCATTAGAGAATACGCGTTTAATACGTGCCATGATAGTTCCTAGCCTATAGCTAGTTTTAGATTGGTTAGGTAGAGTCGCTTAGAGCGCTCTTAGCAATACCCAAGCGGATATAGGTACTGCTAGGAAAGTTCTAATAATCCTGTAAACGTTCTGCTTCTGCTGTTACAGGCACTCTAGCTAATCTCAACTTTTTAGCTGTCTCTTGACAAGCTATGTATATATCTAAAGCCTTGCGAGAGTCTGTATCGTAGCCATAGTCACTACACCAATCGTCAAAGGTTTGAGCAGCGCTACCTACAGCATCACGCACTAGACAAGCCAACACGTCATCAAGTTTTGGGGTTACGGGTTTCGAGACTTGTACCAGAACATCCATATACAATTTATGACGATTCTTTTTAATGTAGTCATAATCCCACTTAGTACCAAGCACAGTCATTCTATCGATATGACGATGCCCTACGCCTGTATAGTAATCAAAGCGCTGACCATTGATGACTACAAGCCACTGGTCACTTTCATCTTGAAAGTTTTTAGATTTTTTATTTCTATCTGTATCAGGATTGCGCTGATGCGAGATAAACACTTCATAGATGCCAATTACATCATCAGTTTCATTACTACGAGTAATAATATTTTCTGTTGTTGGTTTCATTGTAATTCCTAGCCTATAGTTAGTTTGAGCGTGAGCGAAAAGAGCGACATTGCTCTTGACTGTCTATAAGTAGAAAGCTTACAGACAGTTAGGAAAAATGTCAACTTACGCTAGTTATCGATTTTTTGTCTATATTTTCTAGACTTTAGCGGAATACCTTCGTTTTCGCGATAGTCTCGCATGAGTTCGCGTTTCTCTTTTAGGGAAGTAGCGCAGGTTAGCACTTCCCAACCTTGACCGTAGTTACCAAGGATATCCCATACATCACGGGTTTTACGCTGATACTTACCCATAGATGCAAAACCTCGAACTAGAATCATTGACAAGTTCGCTAGCTAGAGTGTCTAGCCATTGTTCGACTTCCTTATTATCGTTCCAATCTAAATTTATAGAAGACTTGGCATAGCTTCGCAATTTGCGCCACACTGTATCGAACAAATCTCTCGAACCATCAAAGGTTTTCCAGTAGTCTTCCTTAGTCATACGAATAGACTTCCATCGCTCTTTCAGCGCTTTGCGGATACCGCGACCAATTGCTTCATCAAACTCAAACCAAGGCTCAAACTTGACTCTAGGATTATCTTCAGTCGCGTTAATATCGTTAGCTAAAAATTCAAAGGGTGAAAATTGGCGGTCTTGTGATTCGCATTCATAGGCGTAGAGAGAATGAAACTCTAACCAATTGTTAGAAGTGATTTTGACTCTTTCACGTTCATCTAGAAATTGACCATCACCATAATCACCGATACCTACAAGGTCAATCGATTTTGCGAAGCTGTAGCCACGTTGTAGCCCTTCGGCTATAATCTCACGTTTGTTCATTGGTTCCTTACCCTATAGGCAAGTTTAGAGGTTAGTAGAGATATACACTAGTTAGGTGAATACTCTTAGCAACACTGTCACTATGCTGCTAGGAATAATCAAACTACATGATGTTATCAACACCGTAATACTGTATCAAGTCCTGTATTTGGCTTACAAGAGGCATCAAAAGCCATCGAGATTCTGTAGAGTCAATAAAGGAAAAGAAACCAGATTTATCAAACCATGACTCATTGATTTTGCTTGTGAAGTATTCAGGTAATTGTGTAATACAATCCCATGTTTCACCGTTTTTGTATAGGGCAGTAAATTTACCTTCATACTTTTCAGAAGGTTTAAGAGCTAGCCCGTATTCTGTTAAGCTCTCTTCCAAGCTTGCATCAGTGCCATAGAAACCTTGTGCTTCTAGAGTGTCATAGTCGCAATTGTCAGCGAGTCTGATAATAGTAAACATTTTATTCCTATCCTAGAGATAGTCTAAGATTTTTATTACGCTTTCGCTTGATTTTTTCTAGAGAATATTTAATTTCTAGATAGGGTTGAATAAGGGTACGCCCCTTATCCCATAATGTTACATTTTATTTTGTGCTATAGTAACCTTATACAGTAAAGCTTACAGCAACATGAGAAAAAAGACAATCGGTATTTATTACATCGTAAACAACCTTAACGGTAAATACTATATAGGAAGTTCTAAGAATATAGAGCAAAGATTTACTCATCATCGTTATAAACTTAGGTGTAATAAGCACACATCACACTATCTACAACGTGCTTGGAATAAACACGGTAAAGATAATTTTTCTTTTGTCGTAATTTGCGAACTACTACTAACTACAGACAAGAGCTACCTAAACGAACTAGAGCAATACTTTTTAGATAATGCAGACTATGAAAACGTTTACAACTTAGCTAAAATCGTAGGTAGACCGCCCGAAAGAGATATGCGTAAAGAGAAGCATCCTAGATATGGTATGCACACCCCAGAGCATCAAAAACAGGCTATCTCACTCGCGGTTAGAAAGTCAGGCAGTGGTATCAAAAAAGTAGCTAACCGATATGAAGTTACTTTTTGCATCAAAGGTACATTAACCTACTTAGGAAGTAGACAAACTTATCAAGATGCATTAGAACTTAGACTAGCAGCAGAAAAGAAATATTGGAGTAACGATGATTCTATAGTCTTACCTAGCAGCCCTAAAAGAGAACTTACAGGGAAGGAAGGGATTAAAGTTACTAAATACAATACTTACACTGCAAGAGCTAAGAAGGAAGGTAAAAATTACCATATAGGCACTTTCAAAAATTTCCAAGAAGCTTATGAAGCTAGAAAGAAATTTTTGGAGGATTTTAAATATTTACCATAGGCTCATTAATGGGTGTAGGGTGTTTTGTTAATGTTACAAGCTTTTAACATACTTACCAGACAAGACAATCTTTCGTAATGCCTTATCTTTCATACACCAAACCTTATCTATACTCCCATTACTAGAAATATAGCGCTCTTCAACTTGTTCAATAGGATAGAACTTAACATCAATCGGTTGATGCTCTTCGTTTAACTCATTGAAAAGTGTTGTAAGAACTTCTTTACTCTCAACCTGTAAAGCGCTTACATAGTCACTTTCAGGATACTTAAAAGTAGCAAGATACATACTTACCTCAGATAATAGACATAGCGATAGTGCTAGTCTTAGCTGTGCTGTCAGCTTATTTATGCGTTACCTTTAATCCAATCTCTAGCTTCATTACTGCCATTATAAATCTCTTTATAAAGATATACAGCCGCATCATGTAACGATACAATACCGTCACCGAAATAATGCAAGGCATATCCAACAGGTAATTCTAGAATCTCAGAACCATTAATTATATACAAGGGATAAATCCATCCTTCTTGAGGTCTTTTCGTTAATCCTTTGATATTGATTTTCTTGACTACTTCCTTACCTAAAGATTTAGCAGTTTTGAGATAATCATCGAAAGATGGCTTAGTATAACCATCTAAAATGTTTAAGATTGCTTGTGTTTGAGTATCTGATAGATTAATCATTGTCTTATCTCCTATATTTTCAAGTGATAAGCTTGACAGCACAGTTAGGACTAGACTACATAGCTCACTTTTTGCCTGTTACAGCGTTCTATTAGATTGGATAGTGTATTAGACCTAAGAATATGTCTTAGCTGTCTTGAATAGTCAGAGCTATCTAGTTTTTATCTTAGTTACTTCTTATGTACTCTTTGCTGTGCTGTAGATTGTTTTTAGCAGTCTAGCGATGGAAACTCATTAGAGTTAAATGTCTGTTTAGCAGGTTGATACGAATGAAACCATTTTTTGACAAATTCGCTTGGTTCATTATCTTTAATCACTGGTTTTAATTCAGTTTGTTTAGTCTGATTTATAATCGGTTCAGAACCAATAAACAATAAAGCGTCTAACTCTTGTTCAGTCATAATTTTAGTATCCTTAGTGAGTAGTTAGTATCTACAGCACAGTAAGGAATACATAAGAAGTAACGCGATGTATCAACCCATCGTTAGGTTATGTCTAGCAATGCTAGGCTTAATTATTCTTACGATTCTACCCATTAAGCAAGATAGACAACGTTTTGCCCCGTAGAGCCAATCACGCGATATGCACAAAATAGTTGCTAGTTATTTTGCTATACCCATCTAAGCGCCCTTACAGCCATTTACAGGCATACTGCATTTTTCAACAGTCGGAATTATGCTTATTCAGTTTTCAAGGTGCGATTGTGTGTTAGCTTAGCTTAGTTTCTTTTGAATGTCAACCCCTAAGATAAATCTTTTTTTTGGGTCAGCTAGAAACTTTGCCAGCTATGGATTAGAGCGCTTTGGCGTTTGCCGTTTTGCTTATCTCTTTTTCCATGAAAGTAATCTATCAAAACCGTTTTGAATTGTCAACACTTTTTTTAAATTGATTTGAGATTAGCTCTAGGTAAGGCTTCTAGCGCTTAACCTATTGTAACGAAATGTAAAGTCATACAATTTTCGTATTAGCATATATAGAATCGTGTGCGATATTCCTATTAGCGGTTAACTTGATATCTCTCTACACTGCTAGTTTTTGGCATCTCTAAGACTTTGTTAGTCTGCTTAGCTGTATTTGTATGCTTAATCCTATGGGTCAGGCTTATCTCTTCAAAATTTGGGGCTATTTTCAATCGAATATTTTTAATCTCCCATTATATTATTTTCATGTTCGTTATGTGAGGGTAAGTGAGGTTCTTTTTTATTTCTCCTTGGTGAAAGTTGTCTGAGCGCTTTATTTATGCGCTGAAAGCATTATACAGTATAGAGTGTAGCTTAATCTGTATCGTATGATACTGAATTTATAATGAAAAGGATGATATTTGACTTAGAGATAGATAAGGGATATATGATATTTGTGTGAGGGAAGTATGGGGTATGCTCATGTGATGTTCGTATATACGAGAGTTAAACGAGAATGAGAATGATTATCATTTTGCTTCATCAAACCCTATAAAACACCTACAACTATATTACTATGCAACAAATTGCACATATAGTAACGAGTTTGCGCCATCACATCTCTACACATATAAATCTCAGGAGACATACATATTATGAAGTATGGCAAAAAAGGAAGATTCCTATGCTAAATAAAGTACTAGCTCAAGCGCCGCATGGCTAGACTTCACCAAAAGATGTTGACCTCCAGAAGAAGAAGTAGAAGTATAAAGGATAACTTTATTCGATTAGCAACTAGAATCCATAAGGATTTCAGCCTCA